TAATGATTATCGTAATTTGAGGTGGTGCGACCAGCGTCGTAATGCGAATAATGCGAAATCGAACAAAAAGTATTGGGGTGTGAGGTGGGTGAAAAATATGGAAAAGTGGTCGGCAACCGTCCAGACAACCATCAACTACAATCCAGATGAAACATTCTCTCATTTTCTCGGGCATTTTACGGCGGAGGAGGAGGCGGCGAGGGTGGTGAAGGCATTTATGTTAGAGACATACCCGAATGAAATGGGGGGCGGTCGTCGGTTCATAGATTAGCATTCCAATTTCATAAAAAAATTGAAATGAGTTTTCGCCATTCTGCCAGACGCAACGACAGACAAGACGATACGATGACGAGCAATTTTACGGATGGGTTATTAGTTGATGTGGTTCAGTTCAAGGCGTCGCTTGAGCGGGAGATGATAAAGAAAATACGGGAGGTCGTCCCGACGGACGAGGAGATGAAACAATACACCGAAAGGTGGTTGGATGCGGTGAGAGAGCAGAGACAGGTTGGAATTGGTGGTTATCCTGAAATATATCTTGATTGGTTTGATAATGATGGTGATGGTGATGGCGAGGACAAAATCGCAACCGAAAGTGAAATGCGGTATAAGATGTTGAACTATCTGGACGAAGAGGGTGCTGATGCGATGGGAGTTATGTTCGACCAAATCAACACAGACGCCTCACCGACACTCGTCCGTGATGAATATCTCGGCAGGGTTCTTGATTACCCGTATCAAGACTGCGAGGTTGCGATTTACTCAAAGGAGATGTATAAAAAGATAAACTTGGGTAAATGTGCGTGGGGGATGTGTAGTGAGTTTCTCGTGAGGGTGGTGAATGAGTTAGTCGAGAAATGGATGTTGGGGGAGGTGAGGAAATACATCGTGAGGGGACACGCAATATAAGACTACTGCGACTGTTTAACATATATGGATTGCTGTGTATTGACGGAATGACCCATCGCGGACGCTAACGCCTGTGATTTCTCGGTGCTTTCAAGGAGCATTTCGGTTGCGAATATCGTGCGGAGCATACAGCAACCTATTTTTTTCGGTTTGAAAATCTTGTTGAGGTGGCGAGTGATGGAGTTGCCCTCGTGAAATGGGTTGCCGTTAGACATACGGAGGAACGGTATTGTTTTTCCTTTTTTTAGGTCGTTGCTGATGGTTGGTAGAGAACCAGTATTCCATTCGCGAGAGAATATGTAAAACCAGAAAATATCCATAACCTCATCGGGGATGCTGACTTCGGCAGTCCCGTAATTTTGTGCGGTTTTGTATTTGTTGAAGATGAACTTTTTATCGTCGAGGATGAGGTAATTAATTTCGGGGTCGAGGACTTCGGGTTGTTTTTGAGAGACAACCATATAAAGATAGTCGGCGTTTCTGCGGGGGATGAGTTTTACATAGAGGGTGAGGACGACGAAATGGAGAAGAAATGTGTATTGGTAGTCGTATGAAATGCCATCGCCGAGAGATTTGAGATGGTCGTAGTCTTTTTTCATTTCATCCCATTTTGAGATGACATCTTCCCATTCTAACCAGTTTTCCTCTTGTGATTTAGATTTCTTGTTTGCGACTGCTTGTTGTTCGTGAGCAATCCGCATCATTTTACGGTGGTAGATTTTAATCATATCGCCCTCTGGTTCGGTTGGCATCGGGTAGGTGAGTTTGAGTGCGGAGTGGATGCTGGTGTAATATACACGGCGGGTATTTGGTTTGAGGGGTTCGAGTTTTGCTTCAATTGCGTCGCTGTCAAGAAAGAATGTGAGGTCATCCACAGGTTTTCCCGAGAGATATTCAAGCACACGAAGATAAGTCAATTTCGATGAGGTTGTTAAACCATAATCGGTCATCTTTTTATCAAGTTCTTCCATAAAGGGGGTCTTGGTGTAGGGTTTTGGTGTCATAATATAATTCGATGGGACTTATATTATAGAGGAAGTTCGTTTTATACCATTATCCACGCAATTACCGTGATTTTAGGCATTACGAGGGATAAAAACACGGAAACCGAGTGTTGCGACAGAGGTATTGACGAGAGCACCGTTGGCGTCGAGGGCGTTGATGGTTAGGGTAGCGGTAGCAGGAGGTCCAACAGCAAAAGCGATTACCCCTACATATTTCGCACCTGAAAAGTTTGCCACACCCGCAGCAGAATTGTTTTGCCACGCCTCGATAATACAGGCGGCGGCAACAGGAGCGGAGGGAATATCAACGGCAGAAAGGGGGATTGCGATAGTTCCAGCGGCGAGGGTTGCTGTGCCGAGTATTTCATCAAAACGAGACGAAGAAAGACCAGCATAATTACCAGAAGTATAACTGAAAACGGGTGCGGCGGAGGTCGCTGCCTTCAAATTGAGTTGGGATGTGCCTAATGCGTTAAGAGACATTTTGTTTCGATTTTATGAATTATAGTATAACTTTGTTTTTATATATAATTTCGTTGTGATACGGAATAAAAACAAAGTAGAAAGGTATGTATAATCGAAAATAATGAACGCGGAAGGAGGAGTTTTTGGGTCAGCACAGGACAAACCGAAGTTGCGTCAAATAATAACAGAACCGATGAGTGATGCTGACTTGGAGGTGTATTTACCACAGGCGAAAATCTTTATGTTTCGCGAACTGAAAGGATACCCGACAATCCAGTCGATATTGAAGCGACCGAGAGATTATATGATTTTGTTATACGAACACACCCCTCAAAATGGTCACTGGGTGGCGGTATTGAGGTATGAAAATACGATAGAGTTTTTCTGTCCTTATGGGTCATCGCCGTATTCGCCGAACTCACCTCTCGAGTGGAACTCGCCAGAGGAGAATGCGGTGGTAGATGCGACACATAATTATCTTGAAGACCTGTTGAATAAGGCGAAGACGGACGGTTGGGATGTGATATATAACAAGATGGATTTTCAGGAGAAGCGTGATAATGTGAATACCTGCGGAGCGTTTTGCGTGTGGCGGGTGTTGTGCCTGATAGAGGACAATATGAACCTCTCGGCGTTTCAAAATGGAATGAAGGAACTCCATAAGAGGATGGGGATTTCGTATGATGAGATAGTTGCGGATGCGATAGAAATCCGTGAGTAGCGGATTTATCTTCCAGTTGTATCGGTAGTTCCACTTCCAACGGGGTATAAATTAGGTTGCTGAACTTCAACATAATCAACACCCATATACTTATTGGTCGCGTTATTACTATAACACGACATATAAATACCAACCGTGTTAGGGGTAGTTAGGGCGGCAGGAAACCCTGTTCCAGCAGTAATAGTGTATGTTCCTGTTGTTTCGCTCGTGCCGTCGGTAAGATTATACCAAGTTCCAGACACAGTAGCAGTTGCCCCCCCTCCATAATTCACATTAATTTCAGCACGACACCATTTCGCAGTCATATTCGTAGGGGTGATGGTTAATGTGTATTGAACCACATTATTTATAACAAATTGCCAAGCAGGGATAGTCGCACTTGCCGAAGTCATACGCCAAATAACAGTATCGGCGGTTTGATTTCCTAACGATGATGCTACATCGCTGATGCCTACCGCATATGTGGTATTTCCTGCGGGGACAGGGGTAATCGACAAGTTTTCGTTGGTGTGAGGGACAATACCGAATGTGACCTTTGATATATTCGCAAACGAAAATAAAAGGTCGGTAAGAAGTATTGTGCTGGACGGATTAGCAGTTCCAGATGCCATTTGAATAACACCTCTTCTATATTGAGCACCCGCAAGAATAGTTGCTTCATACACACCTTGATAATATGATACTGAACCATTACCAGTTTCAGCAAAAGATAGTCTGTTTCCATAAAAATTGGTGGTTGTGTCAAACATATCAAAATCCTCCATCACAACATTATTACTGTTTGGAAACGAAGAAACCTCGAATGTAGTGGGGTTGTATTGAAGTTGCTGATTTTGATTACCAGTTATACTACGGATAGGGTTAATAAAAAGACCTACCTGATTAGGGTTCAACGCTGAACCTGTCGCGTTTAAACAAATAGAACCTGCTGTCTGTGATGCTACACCCGCATTATTACCTATCGCAATAGCGTTCGCCCCTTGTCCTGTGGTTGTTCCTTGACCCGCATTCGCACCAATAGCAACCGCACCTGAACCTTGTGAGTTTTGACCCGACGCATTACCAATAGCAACAGCATTAGCACCTTGTTTGTTTGTGATAACAGGGAAAGAAAAAACACCTCTTCCAGCATCTTTTCCAATAGCAATAGCACCGCTACCTTGACCGACAGTTCCAGCAAAATCACCAATAGCAACAGCGTCGCTTTGTTGCCCGAATTGACCTGCGAATTGACCTAACGCAATACAACGAGCATTTTGACCGTTGCTACCAGCATTATCACCAATAGAAATAGTATTAGAACTCGTGCTAAATCCAGCAAAAGTCCCTATCGCAACACTTTTTGTTCCTTGTGTTTCACCCGCTCTATTACCTATCGCCACACTTTCTGTCGCTTGTGATGTTATACCCGCTCTATTACCAATAGCAACAGCATTTGCGGATTGTGTAGTTTGACCTGCTTGAAGACCAATAGCAACAGAAGCGATACCTTGTGTAGTTTGACCCGCACCCTGACCTATCGCAACAGTAGTTGTGCTTTGATTTGTTAGACCCGCATTCTGCCCTATCGCAATAGCGTTAGTTGCTTGATTAGCATTACCCGCAGAGACACCAATAGCAATACAAGCGGCAGTTTGACTTGTTTGACCCGCTTGAAGACCAATAGCAATAGCACTACCGCCTTGATTATTATTACCCGCACTATTACCAATAGCAACAGCAGATGATGCTTGTGTTGTAGTTCCAGCACTTAATCCAATAGCAACAGCATTTGCGGATTGTGAAGTTTGACCCGCTTGAAGACCAATAGCAACAGAAGAAGCACCCTGATTATTATTACCAGCATTACCACCAATAGCAACACCAGCGTTTCCTTGTGTGGTTGTTCCAGCACTCAATCCAATAGCAACAGCATTAGTAGATTGTGAGGTTTGACCTGCTTGAAGACCAATAGCAACAGCACCCGTCCCCTGTGTGTTATTACCCGCAGTATTACCAATAGCAACAGTATTAGAACCTTGTGAAGATTGACCAGCACTACTACCAATCGCAACAGCAGTCACATTTTGTAAATTATTACCAGCACTACTTCCAATAGCAACACTATTCGTCCCTTGCGTAGTTTGACCTGCTAAACTACCAATAGCAACACCACCGCCACTTTGATTGTTTTGACCCGCACCAACACCAACAGCAACAGCATTAACATTTTGTGTGAAATTACCAGCACCCACACCAATAGCAACAGCACCGCCACCTTGTGCGGTTATTCCAGCATTTTTACCAACTGCTATTTCTGTTTGCGTCAGTTTGAGTGTATCGACGACATTAAAGTTGCCGTTTGAGGGGTTGAGACTGATTGGTCCAGTAGAAATATCAGCGAGAAGCGGTTGTGTTCCAGAACCAGCAACGAAGGTAGGGTAGTATGTTGCGTTGGTGTTTGTATCGGTGATGGTAGGATTTGTAGAGGGGGCGTTCGTCCA